GTTCCCTCCGACACTGGGGTCTCCTTTTCGGAACCGTTCACCCTTCAGTCCGAAAACTTCACCGGAATCACCGAGAATTCTCAGTACACGTACACGCAGGTGTGGGGCATCACCGCCTCTGAAACATCCCCGTACGTGGCACTCGATCCCTGCGTTCAACGTGGGGACTGTTCACAGATTTTCCCAGGAAGATACACTCGCACAAATCTTCCACTCGCGGGCGTTATTGACACCGACTACCGTATTTATGTGCCGGCACTTCCTGACGGTACGTGCGTTGAAATGCCCGACGGCAGCATCTGTTGGGAGAACGAATTAACAAGATCGGGTAACATGGTCTATTGTTGTGACCGTTCCCAGGTGTTTCTCCCTGCTCAGCTTATCAACAAAGTTCGTCTGACGTGGACAGGGCAGTATCTTGGTGATGATAAGAATAAGATTATGGTCGCGATCACAGATTTTGAGACTAACGAAACAATAGCCGAAGTCATTTATTGCGGCTGCAAGGACATTGACGGAAACGATCAATATCTCATGCGTTACACCATCGGGGTCTGGAGATCCCAGATTGGCCAGATCACTAACGAAAGCTTTGGACGCTCCGCTTTTGATGGTGACATATCTCAAAGCACCTCCACAGGTGTTTTGGCGATCGTTCTGAGCAACGCTCAACCGGTTTATTCGGACCCGACCAATCCCCAAGCGACTCAAAGAATGGTGAATGGCGGAATTGTAATCGGCATTCTCCCCGACGTTTACATCCAAGTTGGTCCCGACCGATACGTGATGGTTCAACAGTCGCCCGTCGGTCGAGGTTGGATCAAACAGACAGCAATTGAATACACATCTGAGAACGAACTATGGAAGCTGGGATGTCCTGATTGCCAAGTCAGTATCTGCCCATGACGGGTAAAACTCTATGAACAAGCAGAAACCGCCGCTCTGTTTCTCATTCTTTTTCGCCGAAAATAGCGATGAGGAGTGGGAGGAAACCTTCGAGGCTCTTGTGGAGTCTGAAAATTATGAGAGAGAATCCGCAACTCTGGTCTCAGTACTATCAAGCACTCGCGCAAGGAGACACCTCGCGAGCTAGGCAGATTCTTGCTATGATCAACCAACGTCCCGCGTCGTCTCACCCAATTCCTGGTGGTGGCGGTTGCTGCAATCGAAGATTCCCACGATGAAAAAGACCGAAGACATTCTTAAAGTCAAAGAGGCACTCGCTCAAGACGCCCTAAAAGTGGCGACTGAAGCGCTTGGCTATATTGAGGATGCGATGCCCGATGCAGGCATTCGCGATCTCATCACCATTTTTAACTCGGCTATAAAAACCCATCGAGATCTGTGTTCCGATATCGTTGATCTGACAGCGCCGAAGGAGAGTTCCGAGGAAAAGACTCTCGCGAAAGAGTATTCGTCAAAAGTTGATGAAATTCTAAAGAAATTCTCATCATGAGGCCAGTCATCACGCATGTCTCGCAGCTTGAATCCCACAGCAGCTGGAGAGTGTATCAGCGTGGACTGCATGAGCTTGTGGTGATGGAAGCGCCGAAGAGCATTATCCACGATTTTAAACATAGGGCGGCACGCGACTGTTTCCTCGCATTTTGCGACATCATGAAAGCAGGCGATTTGCAGGTGTCGCCATTCCACGAAATCATCGGTTCCGCCTTCGAAGACCTCGCTACTCGACGTCAGCGACGTCTTATCGTCTCCTGTCCCCCACGTTCGGGGAAGTCTATGTTCGCCACCATGTTCGTGGCGTGGTTGCTAGGTCGTGATCAGAGAACCCAGCACGTTATCGCCTCCTACGGTCAGCAACTCTCTCAAAAGTTCCACCGCGAGGTGGCACAGATGATGAAGTCGCCGGGTTTCAAGAAAGTGTTCCCCGAATTTCTCGGTTTCAATCCTGACTCGAAGTATGATTTGATGGGTGGTGGATACATTCTCGCCACATCTGTTGGCGGTGTGTTGACTGGCTTCACAGCAGGAACCACTGACATGGAATCCCCAGGCGTGGGAGCCATGGTGATTGATGACCCATTGAAATCCTCCGATTCGAAGACGGCGATGGACACTCTCTCCAGTTGGTGGGAGGAACAAGCGTCCACCCGTCGGACGAATCACTGGTGTCAGATGGTGATCGCTACGCGATTCCACGAGAAGGATCTTCACGGCATTTTGATGGAGAAGGACGGTCTCTACGACGAGGAGGAAAATAAATTTGGATGGAGGTGGATCAACATTCAGGGGCTGTGTGATGATGTGGCGAATGACCCGCTAGGCCGACAGCAGGGAGAATCACACTGGCCGGGAAATAGCGCATTCACCGTCGACATGCTCCTCTCCCAAAAACGGGCGATGGGGAGTTTTAAGTTCGCCGCTCTCTATCAGGGGGTTCCCTCAGCAGATGAGGGGCAAATCATCAAACCTGGGTGGATTAAGACCGTTTCTCAGGATGAGGCTCCTGAGTTTGATGTGACATGGCTTGCCGTCGACTGCGCGTTCTCCGAGAGGGAGATGGCAGACGAAACCGCTGTGTGTGTTTGTGGGATCAATAAAGAGGACCCTCAAACTGCGCACGTCATCGAGATTGTGACTGGGAGGTGGGCATTCCCTGACCTCATCGAGGCGGTCAAGCATCTCTACCGTCTCTACTCCGCTCGAGTTCTCTGCATTGAAAAAGCCGCGTCGGGACAGTCCCTAATTCAGGTTTTGAGGCGTGAGGCAAAAATCCCCATCGAGGAGTTCAAGCCTTTAAAGTCGAAGACGACTCGTCTTCAGGCGGTTTCTCCGCTCTTCGAACAAGGGCGAGTGAAATTCGTTGAGGGAGTATGGTGTGATCCTTTCATTAAGGAACTTTGCCAGTTTCCATACGTGGCTCACGATGATAGAACTGACGCAATGGTATGGGGACTGCACTATTTTCTGGAGCACGTGGATTCAGGCAACAGGATGCTGGCCGAATCTATCATCACCCACCGCAAATTTCTCGGCTCTACAAGACGCGCAGAGGTGGATGACAGCGGGGTGTTTACCACTCTCGGCAGGACTCCGACTAGAACTCTCAGACCTGAAGGTTGGGGACTGGAGACCGCAGATGTCGTCGAGACGACAAGCGAGAGGCTGATACGCGGAAGGCGCGGAAGAGGAAGAGGTGTGGGATGGGCCGGCTAATCGGGTAAAACTTTGTCGACCGCAGGTTTGGTTAATGAACCATGACCCTGTACAGCGGGCCGAATGGAGGTTATGATGTAACCAGTCATTACAACATCAAAGCGATAAATTATCCCACCGATGCTACTCCCTTCTTTATGGCTATTGCTGCAAGAGACAAGCGCAAATTGCGTCGTCAAGTTCAAGAGTTCGAGACCCAGTCTCGAGGAATGGATGTCCTGCCTTTTTACTCAAAGACAGACTCCCAGGAAAATCTCTGGAATTCCCTTAATCGCAACACAGTTACAATCGCAGTCGGACCGGCAGGTGTCGGTAAGACTATAGTCGCCCTTTGGTGGGGACTTCAAGCGATTAAAGAAAACAAGATCCAAAAAATCTACTATCTCCGAAGCGATGTCGGATGCGCACACCAACGTGGACGCGGCGCTTTACCAGGTACGATGGAAGAAAAGATGGCCCCACTTGTGGGACCAGTGTACGACAACCTAGCGGTCATGGTAAGATCGCAAGGTGCAAGTGAGTACCTGCTCAGCAAAAAAGTCATCGAACCAATCCTTTTAGAGGATGTTCGCGGAAGAAGTTTCAATGACTGCCTAATCATTTTTGACGAGGCCCAAAACTCCCTCCCCGGAAACGTTAAAACGGCACTTTCCCGAGTTGGGGAAAACGCTAAAATCATTGTAACAGGAGACACCAGGCAAATTGACCTGGATGTTTTCCGTTCAGACAACGGCTTACTTGACAGTTATCTCAGGTTAGCAAATATCCCCTCTGTCGGTAGGGTCCAATTCACTAAAGAGGACATCGTTCGTAACGGTGTAATCGCCGACATCCTTTCTGCTTACGAAGACTAATGCGAACATCGACACGCTGGAACAGATCAGAGCCCCACGAGTTGGACGCGATGGTCTTGGCGCCTGCGCTGCCATATCT